CATGAGTGTATCAATATGCCCAGAAAAACACCGGTTGATAATGTATGGAGGATATTCCTTCTCAATCGAAGGGTCTTCATCAATCAGATGTTTCTTTGTCTGATTGATAGAATTGAGCCAGTCTTTGAGTTCAGTCATAAAGTAGAAAGTCCAGAACATTTACAGATTCCTTTTCAGTAGGATAATTAGTGACAAGAAGTTCTGTTTTCACATTCTCATCAGTTCCTTTTTCCCCGCGATGCGCCATGGAATAACGAATTTTCCATTCACGTAGATAATAATCTTTGTATAACTCAAGCAACCTATCATTGACATTGTAGGTAATCATGAATTTATGCGGACACATATAAACATCCTCTGCAAATCTGTCATGATCAAATGACTTGTGCATCTCACGATCTTTTCCATAGAGAAAGTCTTTTATATCATATGGAGGATCAAGAAATACAAATACATCCTTACCAGGAGCATTCATAACCTCCGAGTAATCAATATTTGTAATCTTCCAGTTCTTAATTAGTTCAGAAAACTGGGCAAGCTTATCTGCACCAACCAGAGAAAAATTAGAGTTGGCAGCAGTAGGTGAGAAAGTGCTGTTCTCGGTTAAACCAGAATAACTACACTTATTCATGATAAAGAATGCAACTGCCTTCTGAAAATCATCATAAGTATCAATCTCAGTAGCGTATTGATTAAAAAGTTCCTTTGCAAACTTATCTTTTTCTTCTTGTGTGCCACTCTCAAGCATCTTTTCTTTCTGCTCTCTGACACTCTCAGACAAATCCTGTCCACGATCACGTAGTTGCATCCAGAAGTTGTATAGAGGTACATACAGATCATTAATCCAGACAGGAATGTTTGGATTTGCCTTAGTCACATCAATGGCAATAGAACCACCACCAATAAATGGTTCACGATACTCAGTAATTACTTTTGGATACCACTGAGAAAGAGTTTTAATTGCTTTCGACTTACCCCCAGGATATCTAAGGGGTGTTTTCAGAGACTTCATAATCAACAGGATGATACTTCAAATATTCAAAGAAGGTTAGTTTCATTTCCTTCTGTGTCATACCACAATGCTTTGCAGCTTCTGGCAAATTCATTTTAACACGAAACAAACCCTCATTTGCCTCTTTTACATTTTCTGGAGTCGTCTTTACAATCTCTTCTTTAAGATTTTTTCGACTTATCTTAAACATATTCATTTGAATTCACACTCCACCATTAGCTCAGTCAAACAGGCAAGCATGTTTATTTCTTGGTCTGCGACGAATGCTCCCTGATACTGATACTTAGCGATAACAAGCACAGCAGCAGGAATGGAACCAGGAACCAACGATTCATAAAGAGAATCATAAATACGCCTAAAAAGTACGCTAATATCATTGTCCAGGTTATTGACAACCCATTTACGAACTTCCGTAAAGTTCTTTTCTTTGAGACTTTTAATGAGATCATTGATTACCAGGTCCGTAAACGTTGCCAGAATTCCCGCATCAATCTTGCCACCAACGGAGTATCTTTGACATTCGTTGAGGACTCGTCGCCAGTCGGGGAAATGTTTGTTGATGAGTTCTGCGAGGACTTTGTTATCTGCTTCGCACCGTTCTCGGTCCAGGATAAAGTTGAGTCGCTTGAAGAATTGAGCAGCAATTGCGGATCTTTCTTTTCCTTTAATTCCGAATTCAACCACTGAGCAACGGGAATGAAGGGGCTCGATGATTTTGTTTTTGTAGTTACAGGTGAAGATGAAACGGCAGTTGGTAGAAAACTCCTCAATAAACGCCCGTAGTAAGAGTTGTACGTCGTTCCCTGTATTATCTGCTTCGTCAATGATGATGACTTTGTGTTTACTATCTGACGTAAGTGATACGGTCGAAGCGAAATTTTTCGCATTATTTCTGACCGTATCGAGAAAACGTCCTTCATCGGATCCGTTGATGACATAATAATCTACTCCTAGTTCGTTACATAGTGCTTTTGCGACCGTAGTCTTGCCAATTCCAGGAGGACCTGCCAGAAGCATGTTAGGAATTTCACCCTTATTTAGAAACTGTCGAAACATTTCTTTTGTAGTTTCTGGCAGGATACAGTCTTCAATAGTCTTAGGTCGGTATTTCTCAACCCAAATAAAATCACTCATGATCAAAATTAGTTAAATGTGCTATCAGGCTCCAAAGCAATGTAATACTTCAAGTTGTATGCCTCATTAGTAAACTCAGAAAGAAGTTTAGACGAAATTACAACATCATAAGCACCAGGAATAATCTTGATGTTTTCTACCTTGAAGTTAAATACAAAATCTTTATCAGTCTCACCAACTACAATAGCATATTCATTGGAAGTATCATTCTTTTTGTCATGAACGACAAGTTTGATGACTCCATTTTCACCAACGGCACAGAAATCAGGAAGTTGATAAACTGCTGCTGCCTTGAGAAGTTTTTCTAGTGTTACACTATCCAGTTGAAAGCAAACATCCTTAGAAGGAAGTTGAATCTCTTTCTCCGGTGGAGAAATAATAACATTAGGATCGGCAAAGAAATACTTTACACGACGCTTACCCTCACGAATAGTCAGATAAGAATCCTCTTTGAAGTCAAGTTCAGGATCATTGTGAAGACCAAGACCATTTAGAAACTGATTCAAGTCATAGATAGCAAAGTCTTTCTCAAACTCTTCTTTGATTTCTGCTTCAGCAAGAATATTCTTGGCAACAGAAATGGTGCGAAGTTTGTTTCCTGCCTTCACAAGAATAGAGTTATTGATACCAGCAAAGTTCTTGAGGGTAATCAGAGTTTTTTCAGAAAGTTTCATTGTATGGGCACGTAATTTCATTGTGGGTAGGAACTGGTTTGCTTATGAAGACCAGAAAAATGATAAAGAAGAACACAATAATGTATTGCCTTCAGAATATCCATCTTTGATTTACCATTCTTTTTACCAAATCGTGAAAGATACTTGATGGCATTAGAACGACAGAATGCTTCTGCATCTCCAATACTCTCAATCAAATCAAGAGTTTGTGTCTTTGAATCCTTGGAAGTATAGTGAGACTGATATGTCCCAGAGAGATAATTTTTAATCTCATTCAGGGTCTTATCTTCTTCATACTTCCAAAAACCATTCTCATTATTAAATTGATTCACAAATTCTGAATTAATAGCAGTATTGCCAATACTGATATCATTAATATCAAGAATGGAATTGTCAAATGCTTCTTCCCATTTATTGGAAAAATAGTGATCTGTCTGCATTTTTAATACCTCATCATAAAGTAGACTCCAAGCATTCATAATTCTATCAATTTTGCTCCTGATTGTCAACGGGCATTTCGAAGTCGGCATCAACCTTATCATACAACTGAAGGAATGCCTGCTTGGTCTCATCATCGAAACGATTCACACAAACTTCAATTGCCTTTGCCTTATCTTTGAAGATACTATAGGCACGGATGATGTGAACCAGACGACGAGTGGAAATGATTTCTTCAATACCACCATCATAGAAAGTCTTGCGGATAATATCTGCCCAATCAACAAGACGCTTACAGAAGTCTCGATCTTCGACATCAAGGTCTAGGGCAATACCTTCGACAATCTTTTGTTCGATTGCAGGAGTGGGATACTCTTGCTCGAAAGTCACTGGAAACCTTTCCAGGAAGGCTTCGTTGAGCACATTAGTTCCAATGAATCGTCCGTCATCAGATCCCTTTCCCTTTGTATTTGCGGTGGCGAATACGTTGAAACCCTCCGCAGCTTTAACGAACTTGCCAATTTTCTTGAGGAAAACACCTTTCCCTTCAAGGATGGACTGAAGACAAAGGATTTTGTTTGATGCAAGGTCGATTTCGTCAAGAAGCAAAATTGCCCCTCGCTGGAGGGCTTCAATAACTGGTCCGTTGTGCCAGACGGTTTCTCCATTAATAAGACGGAAACCGCCAATAAGATCATCTTCATCGGTTTCGATTGTAATATTCACACGGATGAGTTCTCGTCCTGTTTGAGCACACGCTTGCTCCACTGCGAAAGTTTTACCATTGCCGGAGAGTCCAGTAATGAATGTAGGATAGAACAAGCGGGACTGAATAATTTTTTTAATATCACCGAAGTTGCCAAAGCGGACGAAGGTATCATCTTTTTCAGGAATAAGGTTTTGCTCAACAGCAGGCAGAGCAGCAGGTGCCTGATAATTACGCTCAATCTCTTCGACTTTTTGTGGTGTCACTTCAAGATTCCATTTGCCACGACCAACTTTATATTGCTCAATCTTTTTAGTCACAGTTTGATAATTACTACCATTCATAGCACACCAAGCACGAATATCACCAGTCGTGATGGATTCTCCATACAAAGACTGGAGAGAAGTGCGGATGTAGTCTGCCGAAAGGGACATGATGTAAGTGGTTTGTTTCAACTGAAGTTATTATAGGGCAGAATGGGGCAGAGTCAGGGGCAGAGTGGACAGTTGATCAATTGTCCAGATGTTCAAGAATTTCGTTGATCAGTCTTCCCTTGCTGTGTCTCTTATCCAACTCAATACCAATTTCTCTTCCATATTGCTCAAGTTCATCTTTGGACATTTCTTCCAAAGGAAGTGGTTCATATTCAGTTGTTTCTATCTCAGGTGTTTCGACGACAACCTCTTCAACAACAGGAAGTTCTTCTACCACAACCTCAGGAACTGGTGCTGGCTGTGGTGCTTTTTTTCCACGAACCATATTTCCAAATCTACTCATTTTTAGTATTCTCAATCTTCTTTTTTATTTATTAAATACTCTTTAGAAACTATCTTTGGAGTATATCCAGGAAAATATT